TAAACGAAAAAAGAAATACAAATTTACAAGTGAAGTAAAGACATCATGACGTCATGCTTTCAAGATGTCATTACATCAATAACATTATCTTAATGCAAACTACTTNCAATAACGATAGATTATTACCTAAGTCGTTGATGATCAGTAATTAGACATAATCAGTATTGTACGAATTATTTTTATAAGTACATTGATTACCAGAGATTTATGAAAATACATTTTAACAATATTTTACAATATGCCGCCATATACTTATTTTTATAGGGTGGCATAGGGGTATTTTACGGTGTTGTATATAGCGTAACCCCCTCAAATTTTTTCAACTAAAATTAAAATCTAATAGCCTCAAACTACTGTTCATCATCTTCGTTATCTTCTTCTAAGTCAAAGTCTGGATCAAACTCTATAACACTGGTGGCTAATAAGTCGTATTTAACGAACTCCAAAACTCCTATGATTGTTTGGTCATTCAATTCAAACTCCCTTTTATAGCGGTTTATTAAGTTACACAAGTCGTTGGTTAATAAGTCTGTCTGAGTATCTATGTCCATAATGTTAAATTTTAGGCTTTACAAATCTGAAAATCGTTTATAATGTTTATCAAGGGAAACCTCAAAGTATATTCCTTAAAACAATAAGGTCTTACAAGAATAATAGCGACTTAAAATAAAGAAGTCGATACTTCGTTCTTCTCCTTCTTATCTTGTAATAACAAGAAGACCCTGTCCTTTAAANACCTTTTTAATAATAAAAACTTTTAAGGATAGATGTGTCTAAAGACCAAAACATATTAATTGTCAGGGTCAGGGTTATATAGTATTTATGTATTTAAACTAACTATCGGAGCACCTATATTAATCACAAAGATTTGTTAATAAGGAGTAGCGTAGCTACGACCAAAGCATNACTTTAGGACCTTTAAGACTTCTCTTATGAAAGCTATCAGTAAAGGATGTTAATTCTTTATCAATTAGTTCTTGTTTTCTAAGGTTAATGTTATTATCAACATCTTGGTTCATTTGTTCTACCCAATAGTTAACAGCAATAGAAAGAGCATCTAATCTATCATCNTGGTTAAGACTACCTTTATCTTTTGTTATACGACTAAGTTGATAGAACAACATATACTTAGCTTGATGTTCTATAGAATATCCTTGAGCACTCTTATAGTCATGTTGAACAACAGAAGGATCAATAATAAGTTTATGTTGATTAAGAACAGGTTCAAGGACATCAATGATTCTAAGTTCTTTTTGTTTAGAGTGTCTTACTTCTTCAACAGAACAGGGATAGGAAGTCATAAGTAAAGGTTTAAGGAGTTCCATGAACATACCATCACCAAAGTTAGACTCTATGATAATNTTGTTAACCTTGTTAGACTTGGCTATGTGTACTAGTTGTTTAAGTGTTTGATCATCATAACCACCTTTTAGACCACCAGCTTCAGGAACAAAGAGTTGACCGTTAAGCATTTTAACCACAGCAAAGCCTGTTTCATCCTTTCCTCTACCACTAGGGTCAATAGAAAGAACAGACCCAGTATACTGAACCATATCACCAATAGTCTTAGAAGGTCTGTGNTATCGATCCCCACCTAGTCCTACATTAGGAAGGTCTTTATTTTCGTTATCAGGATCACTGGACCATATAATCTTCTCAGGGGCTAAGTCGTTATCAATATCTGTTATAATCAGATCGTTTATCTTTAGTGGNTATCTATCAGCGTCAGATAGCCTGGGATTAAGCATGAACTGTAAAGCATACCCAGTACGNCCATAAGACAGCTTACGCTCTTCTAAGTCCATATCAGAGAACCTAAGAGGNTCTGTAGTGTGTCCTACTGTCTCTTCTGTTATCTGTTCAGTAATAAAAGGGGCTATGTCATTATCATAGTTCTTTAACACTAAGTCTTCTTGTGGATACTCAGAGGTCCATATACGAGCGTCATAGCCTCTCTCACGGAGTTTGTTATAAATACTGTCTTCGCACTGAGGTGTACCTAGAAATAGAATCCTAGAGGTGTCTAAGGGTTTTATAATGGCTTCAAACTCTTTTACTTGTTCATCAAGCTTATCTCTCATGCCTTGAGTAGCAGAGTTGTTGGGTACTTCTATATCATCAGCAATGATTATATCTGCACGAGAACCTGTTAACTGAGAGGATATACCTAGTGACTTAACAGAAGGAGCGTGAGCAGCTGGAGCAGGTCCTACATCAAAAGCTATCTTAGAGAACCTTTGATCACCTTTTGGTATGAGTCCTTGAAGAACAGGAATGTCGTGTATGATTTTTAAGGTAAAAGTAGAGAAGTCATCCGCTCTGTTTTTAGAAGCAGATACAACGAGTATATTCTTAGTAGGGTCTAGTAGGAGTTGATGAACAGCATAAGCTGAACATATCCAGGACTTACCCACACCTCTAAAAGCCATGATTAACGATCTTTTAGGACCGTGTTGCATAAAGTCAGCTATGTCGTATTGTAAAGCTGTAGGATCAGGTAGGTTCAAATGTTTCCAAACTACATATAAGAAGTTACGGAAGTCCTTGAGTTGTTTAAGCTTTTCAATACTCATANACTTATTTGTTATTAGTATTTTACTTTTTCTCCACCGATAAAATAATTAGGATGGCTTTTTAGTTTTTCAGGAACATCTATTCGGGGAATGCTAATGTATTCATTGAAATAAAACTTAAACGCATCTTCATCATTATTCTTCATTGCCTCTCTGATTTCGTGAAGATAAAGTAATTCAAGTTCTTTATTTTTTCTATCTTCAGCTAAAAGTTTTATATTACTTTTGTCCTGCCATATCTGAAATTCATCTTTAGAAGTGCAACCAGCAAATAATAACGACAGGATTAACCATTTCACATCAACATTTCCATCGTTTTAATGTACTGTATATCATGAACCAACTCTCTCTTTCGGTGTTGTTGTTACTTTGTAATTACTTTTTCTTCAGGACTTTCTTCAAAAGGTAAGACTTCTCCTAGTAGATCATTAAGTGGAGTATCTTTACCACTCATAAGAACTACATCGTTATCTTTTAAATGTTGTCTGGCACAGTTAAGTAAAGCAGGATTATACTCTTCAGTTGCATTCATTAATTGAATACCTTTACTTAAAGTATCTGTTAAAAGGATGTGTAAGTTACCTAATTCTTCTCTTGTTTTCATAAATTGTTAACACTTCCACCTTCTGAGAGCTAAAGCTTTTCTTGTGGGTCTACCTTTAGAATCTTTCATTGGTCCTTTTACTCCTGACATTCTAGCACAGAAGGAACGCTTTCTAGGACCNCCACCAGGTTGAGGAGCTTTTAANTTAGAACCAGTAGCTCTGTTATACTTAGCCCTGCCTTTTGCAGTGAGACCTCCTTTACGGCTTTTCTCACCTCTACCCAGAGACAGTGACACTCCCTTACGCTTCATTATTTCTTTTTCTTCTTAATCGACATACCTCTACGCTTTAGCGTTATGATATCAGCTTGTGTAATCTTTTTTTTATCTCCTGCAACTGCTGCAAGTTTCTTTTGTTTAGGTGTATATTTACTATATGGCATTTTTCTTTTTATCCTTCTTCTTTTTAATTGTTAAGTTCTTTCGTTTTTTCATAGGAGGTCTTCCTACTTTTGATCCGTATGTTCCTTTTCCGTATGGCATAATATTAACCTTTCTTTATTTTAAGTGAAACTCTTGCTGCTGGTGTGTTACTAACAAATTGTTTACCTTTAGCACCTGCTTTCTTTTTCTTTTTTGCTGTAGCTGCTCGTTGTGATTTGCTTAAAGAATTCATCTTGCTTTTAGGTAAACACCTATCAGGATTCTTTTTGTTCTTAGAAGTACCACAAGGACCGCCATCACTACCATCAGCTTTAACTCTTCTCCAGTTCTGTGCTCTCCATTTAGCTAACTCACCCATAACTACTTCTTCTTTTTGATAGATAGTTTACGCTTCTTACCCTTACCGTACTTAGGGTCTTTGCAATATTTAGAAGCAGCCATGTTAGCGTAAGCAGAAGGATACTTATCAAANGTGCGTTTAGCCCAAGCTATTCCTTTTGGACATATCTTACTCATCGTTTCATTAATATTTCCATCATTCTATCCAGTTTACCGTTAATTTCTTTAACAGTGGTTTCAAGACCACTCATACGATTTTCCACCGCAGTGTCTCGTTCTCGTTGACTNGCNAGNTCCACTTCAATNCTTGTCAATCGTTCTTCATCTTTTTCCAGTCGATCTGTAAGCTTTTTAATCATCCAACCAATTACTCCTAGTATAACAGCTAGAGCAGTATCAAGAAAGTGTGATAGTTGTTCTGGCATTGTATGTTATAAAGCTGAGATTATAAAGGCGAATAACTCGTTGTATCTAACTCCTAACTTAGGACCAGATGTTTCAATAACAGCATAATCATTACAATCTAAACCTTCCTCNGTAAAAGCTGTTTGTACTTCTTGTGCGTTGACACCTACATGAATTTTAGAAATGTTGTTTTGTACTTCTTCGATAAACTTAAACTTTCTAATTAAACTTTTTAATCTTACAGCAACCCTTCTTTCAGCTTCGTTTAAAGTATTAATATCTTGTTTAAGAGTCTGATCTGAAGTTAAAACTACACCGTTAGCAGAAACAGTGCCAGGAACTGAAAGGTTACCAGAAGAATTAAAAGCCATAGATTTAAAACCACTCGAACCGTCACTAATAGTAAAACCCATTTGATTAGATGCTGGTTGAAATTGAAGAAAACCTTCGTCAACACTATTACTGGGAGAACTAAATTTTATTTGATTAGCACCTGCTGCTGTAGTGTTAGATATAGTTATAGAATCAATTACACCACTCGCATTTTTAGAAATAGAAACAGTGCCACCTACTCCAATTACATTGGTGCTATCATTAACACTAAATACTGAGTCCGTATCGCTTATTTTAGCTGCCGTTACAGCGTTATCAGCTATCGTAAGAGCAGTATCACCTGTAACATCTCCTGTGTGTGTGGCATTAGTAACCTTTGCAGTATTTGCTGTTACAGCAGAGTTATTAGCCACTTCAGTATCAAAGTCTGTAATGTTAGAAGCTGTGTGAGTATGTGAAGCAGCAGCAAAAGCAGTAGCCTCTTGACCGTCTAACAAGTCAGCATCCAATCCACTACCTGTACCGTCAACAGTTTTTAAAGAAGTAAGTATTTCAGAGGCTGTAGGAGAAGCACTACCGTTAGCAGCAGCTGTAATTCTTCCTTGTTGGTCTACTGTTATATTAGCGTTAGTATAAGCAGCAGGAGTAACAGCAGTGTGAGCTAGTTTATCAGCAGTAACTGCATCATCAGCAATATTAGCAGTATCTATTGGACCACCTGCTGTACCTGTAGCTAAAGTAGTAGCTATCTGAGCATCTACATAAGTCTTGTTAGTAGCGTGGCTGCCATTAGTAGGATCAGAGGATGGAAGTGTCAAAGCACCAGTCATCGTATCTCCTGCCTTATCTACTTTCAAAGCGTCAGCAGCAATCCTAGCGGTTTCTTCAGTGTCTACATCAGCAATTCTAGCTGTTCTTTCAGTTGTAATCTCAGTGTCTACATAGTTCTTAGTGGCAGCGTCTTGTGCTGAGGTAGGATCAGCTACATCTACAATCTTAGCTAAGTCAGCTTCAAAGTTACCACTGCTGTTCTTAGTCATTGTGTTCTTACCGCTGCCTTCTTCTATCTCTTCGTTCAGATATAAGTTGTGCAAGTAAGCACGGTCTAGTTCTACTTCAGTGAGTACACTACCATTCTCAAAGTCTACAAGAGCAATATTAGAAGCACTATCTCTTTTAATTCTTATTCTAGCACCAGTTTCAGGAGCAGTAGTAAATCTGATAAGAGTAGAGGGAGATGTTATAATAGTGTAATCTCCTGTGGAAACAGTGTAAAACTTACCTCCTGGTGAACTGCCTGTTGAATCGTCTAGCTGTACAACCACATGAGTGTCATCAAGATAAGGGAAAGAGAAGGCAAAGTCTGTCTGACTTGCTGAAACTGTGTAGTCTACATATGTATTAGCCATGATAATCTATTATTAGTTTATTTGTTGTAAAAGTTCAAGCACATCTTCTCGTTGCATCCCACCTCTTAAACCTGCTCTAGCTTTTAAGGCTTTATTATACTGAGAAGCTAACTCAGGAAACTCGGTTAACATTTGTTTTTTAGCTTCCTTTTTATACCTTCTTAATACTTTATTTATTTCTTCTATTCGTGGGCTAGGAAAACCAGGTTCAGATGTTTGTTCTAATTTTTGATAAGGTCTGCTTTTTATAAGTTTTTGTAAAGAAGTGCGTAAAGTTCTGCCTCCTATTTTTACATCTTTTAACAGTTCCGCTTGCCTATCGTAAGCTGTTTGTCCTGAAGCATTTTCATGGTCTATTAAGTTTATTTGACCTCCTAAATTAGGAGAGGAAGGTCTAAAAGCATGGTTTAAGTTTGCCATTTCAGTTAACACAGGATCATCTTTAACAGAAGACATAATAATAGGATTTATAAAACCTGTACCCATCCACTGCTCTGCTATATATTCTTCTCCTAATAGATTTCTTTTCTTATCTAAACCACCTCTTGCTCCTAACTTTTTAGCAAAAGCATCTCCCATTGATCTGACCTCTTTTAGAGATTGAGTATCATAGTCTGCCATTTGAGATATAATATTAGGAACAAAAGATGAAGCGAAGTTCCTGCCAAATCTAGCCATATATCTATCAGGATCACTCAAAGCATCAGTTGCACTTTGAATACCAGCTAAATAAGATTTATTAGTAGCATTCCTAGTAAAACTTAAAGTTAAAGCTAAAAACAATCTTTCTAAACCTGATTGATCAAAACCTTTAGGGTCTCTTACTCCTGCTTCTACAAGATCAGCTCCTACTCCTATCAATGTAGCTAAAGGGTCTAATCTTTGGTAGCTATAATAAGTATCTCCAATTTTAATACTGTAAGGTCTCCATCCAGTAGCCTCCAAGGCTTTCTTTTGTTTGGGGTCTCTAGGTCCACCTCCTGTTATATATTCTCTGTTGTTGAAAACTGTATCTATAAACACACCAGCAACTGTTACTGATGTCATCATTTTTCCCACAGCTTGTGAGCGTCTTACAGGGTCACCACTTTTAAGATCACTGATTAATCTTCCTCTTTCTTCTTTTAAAACAAATACACCAGGAGTTCTTTCAAAAGCGTATTTTAAAATATTAGTAGGAGTACGAACAAAAGGTAATACTAATCTTAACATAGGTAACTTACTGGTAGCATCTTGTAATACTTTACCTAATGTACCGTCTTGTAAATTTCTAGTAAAAGTTAAGTATTGAGCTTCGTCTAAAGCATACTGCATTAAAGCTGAATTTGTTTTATCAAAGTTATCTTTTGAATATTTAATAGCAAACTCATCACGGTCTGATCCTTTCAACCCCTTTTTATTGGCAGCCTCGACACCCTCTCTGTATAAACCTTCTTCAGAAGCAATCCGACCTCCTTCAGTAACAACACCTTCTAAAGTATTGTGTATGTGTTCAGCCAGTTTTTTAGGGTCTTTTATTCCTTGTTGTATACCAGACATCGCAGCTTTTAATCGAGCAGCCCTGCGATAAGACAGTTGTTTAAAAAACTCATCAGTAGTTAACAATAACCTACTAGGCAGACGAATAAAGTTACCAAAAGCATCTAAAGACTTCTTACTTGTAAGTCCCTTTTCGACTACCATACCACCTAGCTTGCTTTCTGCAATCCTCTCGCCTGTAATCGCCCCTTGCTTCCTGTCTGAAAAAGCTCTGTTTTGAGGGTCTAATAAGTTGTCATTCTGTTTAAAAGCTTTTTTAGCAAATTTAGCAGCTTCCCCCCACATCTGACCGTTAGACCAAGAAGCAAGAACAGCTTTAACCACAGATAAATTACCACTCGCTACTCCTCCTACAACAGCTTCTAATGTAGACATTACTTGCGTAAGTCCATTACCTATGATATTAACCATCTGTGTTCTAGGACCACTAAGAATCGCATTCATCCAGTATTCAGTAGGCATATCCAAGAAGTGTTTACCTTGTGCTTTCTTAGCTATCTTAAACATAGAAGCAAGCATTGAGTCAGAGTTTCCTTCGTCTATTGTTTCTTGTATTAATTTAACAAGTTTGTCAGGGTGCATACCTCCTGAAGCGTTTATAAAAGCATTTCTAATTCCTTCAATTTGTAAATCAGATTCGCTGAGACCTATCTTTCTTTTTCCGTAGTTTTCTCTTCTTGATCCTAGCAATAAACTACCTTCTCTTCCTAACCTTCTGTAAACATCAGCTACACTTAATAATTGTTGAAAATTATTTTTTAATTTAGCAACAGCAGCCGTGCCTCCTCCAGCTCCTTCATACTCATTAACAGCGTTTTTAAGATTTTCAATAACACCATTAGCTTGGTCTCTTAAACTTTGTTGAACAATTCTAGCTTCAGATACTTTAGTGGCAGCGTCCTTACCTTCTTGTAACATTAGTCCTTGTTCAATCTCAGCGTCAATCTCAGTAATAGCACCCTCTACGGTTACTTTATCAGGATTAGCTTCGTAGTATTTCTCTAGTAAATCTTTCAGTACAACAACATCACCGTCAGTCTCTAGTGCAAACTGTGGTAGTCTAGGCTTTACTTCACCTACCATAAGTGCTTCAGCATACCCTCTAAACTTATCAGGTATAGCACTGAGGAACTCATCCTCTTTACCTTTCTTAAAATCAGGAAGATCAGCAAATAATCTACCTCTCATATCTAAAGGTGCTTCTGCTCTCTTAGTTACATTACGCTGTTTAAGGAAGTCGTTAAATATCTTCTGCCTTTGGTCTATACCTAACTTAGATTTTAAAGAAGCAAACATATCCTTGAACATGATCGCTACTTCTTGTGCTATTCTTTTAAGTGTACCTGAAGGAGCTAAATCTTTCTCGTCTAACTTCTTTAAGAAAGCATCGGTCATCTCCTCTGCAAAGTATTCGTCTACATCTTTAAACCTATAGTTCTCAGATGTGTGTTTACCTTTAAGAAATCTTTCTAGTTCTTTAGGTATTGTTTTTTTAAGTAAGGAAGAAGGATCAACAGTGTCATCTAAATCAACACCAAAGCTTTTAATGTAATCTCTTCTAGCTTTATCGAACTGTTTAGTTAAAGAAGTAACATCTGTTTTAGGAAGATAACGACTAAGTCCATGCCAAAGCTCGTGGACCATAGTACGCTTAATACCACCCTCGTCTATAACAGACTGCCTTATTTGTAGTAGGTTATTACCAAAGTTATAACGACCAGCAGATGGTATCTTGTTAGTGACGGATAACGATACATCACCAAACAGACGCTTACCCATCACATCAATGAACTTTTCAACATCAGCTACATCTTGTGGGTCTGCTCCCTTTATAGGGAACTTCTTCATTAACCTATTCTTTAGAGTGTCAGCACCTTTAGGAATAATATCCATCATCCCTTCTTCTTCATAGGTCTTAAATGGACGAGGAACTCTTTCTACAGTAGCGTCAAAGTCTTCTAAAGTTTCGTCAAGTTCTTCTGCTCTTTCCTGTAGTTCTCTTTCTTCTGCTACTCTTACCCTATCCTTTACATCAGCAGTCCTAACATCACCTAACACACGAAGATCAGCTTCTTTACCTTCTATACGGTTTTTAAGCATAGATATTCTAGTCTCATCAACACCAGTTGCTTTACCTTCTTCTTTCTTCTTCAACAGTTCATCAAGCCTAGTTTTATCTTGGTCTAGTTCTTTTTGGATTAGGGATGTATCTTCCTTGAACTGAGGCATATCATCAAAAGCTTTACCACCTTCAAGAGTATCATTAACTACCTGTGCTTGTTGTTCAGCAGTGCCTCCTTCTTCTTTTACTTTTCTGCCTTTCTTTATAGCTTTCAGTCCTGATATAAAAGTACCTGCTACAGCTTCAAGACCGAGACCTTCCAACACATTCTTCATGCGTCCTTCTAGTTCTCCTTCATCTCCATCATAAGCTAAGAACTCAGTAACAGGATTCTGTAACTCAGGTACTTGTTGTATAAGATTAGACAGTCTAGCTTCTTGTCCGTTAAAGAAAGTAAAATCAGTGGCAGCACCAGCAACAACACCCTTAGTAACAGTACCTGCTTTAGCTAACGCACCTGCTCTACCTGCAAGACCAAACAAAGGAATGAAACCTGTAGCAAATTGTGATATACCTTCTACTGCACCACCTGCCATAGTTTTAGAAGTACCAAGGAATCTAGTATCATAATCAGGTAGTATATCAAAAGCCAAGTAATCAGCTAGGTTATACGCTCCTTGAACAGCACCCTCCATCCCACGAAAAGGAGCAGCAAGTATATCACCTGCATAATCAAAAAAATCGTTATCATCTTCCTGTGTGTTTTCTTCTGGTAGTGCCATAATTAATCAATTAGTAAAAAATCAGGTAGAGGATCAAACTCGCTCATGCCTTCTGAATCTATTAATTCTTGTAATTTCTCTTCATTAGTTAAAGGTCTGTACGAATCAGGAAAAGGTTTATAAGGTATGATTCCTCTTTTTCTAACTAATTTTTGCAATCTAATAAACTCAAAAAATTCTGTTTTTATTCCTGTCGCTTCTTTAACTCTTTGAATTATTTGTTTTCCTTGTTCTGTTTCAGCGTTGTCAATCTGTTCTTGAGTTAATAATACAAATTTATCTCTGTTAGGATCACCTATTAACTCACGAGGTTTAAAGGGAATCCCTGCATAAGTACGAGCAAAACCATCTTCATCTAAGTTTTCAAGAACATCTAAGGTAAAGACACCGTCCATTAATCTAATCGAATCAATATGCCTTTGTCTTGCTTCATCGTGTGTCATTGCTCCTATACCTACATATCTGTTAGTATCATATGAAAGTCTGGCAAATTCATTCGCTAAATCAGGTATATATTTTTTAATGTACTGTTTAGCTTTGTTAGAGTTTTCATCTTTAGGATCAGAACTTACCATTGAATACCAACCACCAGGATCAACTGCCATTCTTAACAATTCTTCAGGTTCTCCTTCAATGTCAACAGGTTGTAGTACTTCAGGTTTTTCAGCTGTAACCACAGTCTTAGGTTGGTTATCTTCTAAATCTGTAAAAATAGTTTTTAATTCTGCGTTTATTTTTGGTGCATTTTCTGTTAATAAAGTCGTAGCAAAAGCGTCTAACTGTTGAGCTGCTTCTTCTGTAGGAAGTCCTAACAGTTCATCTCTTTTGTTAGCTACTAAAAGATTAATTTCTGCTGCTTTTCTATTTTGGTACTCAATTATTTCAGGTTTATTTAATAAATCAGGATACTCAATACTTACTGCTTTAAATAAGTTTTGAAGATTAGAGTTAACTGATCTAGGGTGAGCTATTGTAGCTGCGTTTGTTATTAAAGTTTTAGTATAAGTATCAGCATCTCTTAAATCATCAGTTTGTATTCTATCTATTTCAGAAAGTAGATCACCTTTTTCAGCTTCAGTTAAATCCGTATTGTTTATAATCTCTCTTCTGTAATACTCAGCTAAATCACCTTTATTATCAAAAGTTTGGTCTTCAATAGTTGTTTGTTTATCAAGTTTTAATTTAGTTAAGTTTGTTTTAAAACTACCTGAAAAGTTTTGAATGTAATCTTGTTTATCTTCTTCTCTTCTATCATCAGCTAATTCAGCTCCTTTATCTATAATGTCTTGTAGTCTATTGTACTCCATTTCAGACATTTTAGCTGTGCCGAATTTTAAGTTTCCTTTAGCCCATAATAATAAACCGTCAGCTTGATCTTCCATTTCATCTGTAGCAGCCATTCTGTTCAATACGCTGGCTAATAAATCTCTTTGTTCTTTTGGAGTGTGAGCGTTTGTACCTCCCCAATCCCCCATTAAAGAATCACCTAGAGTTATTATATTACCTGAAGCATCTCTATCTACTTCAAAATTAAAATCACCTCTAATTAACTTCTCTCTTATCTGCTCGTTATCTGTATCTAGTAAGTTAAAAACTTTGTCATACATACTTGATCCAGTATTATATATGTTTTCCTGTCTCGCTTGTACTGATTCCTGTCTTTCGTAGTTAGCTACTGTTTCTCTTATTCTATTTTGAGTTGAAAAATCTAAACCTTGTTGGGCTATAAAAGAAGATTGTAAAGCTGGTGTTTTATCTATGAACTCTTGCCTTACTAGGCTAGCTCTTTCTACTAAATCTTCTGGATCGTTTTGTTGTGGATTTATTAAACGGTTTTCTACTTCAGATAATAAATCTCTACTAGCTAACTTACCTATCGCTTCTATCTTCCTCTTCTGATTAATAGGAGAAGTAAGCCAACTCATTGCCCCTTTTCTAGTTAGCTTATCAAACTCTCCTTCTGTCTTTTGAAGCATTGCTTGAATCTCTTCAGGACTCTTCCTTGATAACTCATCTTCAAATTGTTCTGCTTCTATGTCAGCTACCTGTGTGTACTTCTGCAATACAGGATTAACCTGTGATAACGAGTCAGCAAGGTCCATCAACTTATTCCTACCAGCTCTACGCTGACCTACACTGTATTGACCTGCCCTTTGAATAGTAGGTTGTAAACCTGGAACTGCATCACCTAACCCTCTTACTTGTACTCGTTCGTCCATTATCTTACTTCTGTTTTAGGTTCTTTCGTAGGTATCCTACTACCAATATCAAGTCCTGTCCTGTATCCACTAAGTCCACCACTAATAGCACCTAATCCTGCTGTAAGAAAGCTAGGTCTATCTATAGGTTGTTGAATACTTATAAGTCTTTGTTGGGAAGCTAGTCCTGCCTGTTCTAATCCTAATTGTGTGCCTAATCCACTTAACTCCTGTTGTCTAGTAACAGCTGCTCTATACCCTGCTTCCTGTCTAGTATAGTCATCCATCAAAGCCTGTACACTAGCACCAGCAACTCCTGCTTCCCCTGCTGAAACTCTTGCTCTAGCTAACGCTTCTCTTGACTTTCTGCTAACTTGTTCAAGCTCCCTTGCAGTAGCTTCTTGCTCTTGTGCTTGACGCATACGGATAGAGGACTGTTCCTGTAACGCTCTTTGTCTTTCCGCTGCTGCTGACTGTGCTTGAAAAGCTGCTTGTTGTTTAGCTTGTTGCCTTTGCCCAGCATACTGTAAACCCGAAGAAGCAGCACCTATCGCTGCACTTGTTGCTGCAATACCTGTAGCCGTAGCAGAAGCTGCTGACGCTCCAAGTGCTCCACCTAATGCTGCAAAAAAACACATAATAAATTACTTCCTCTCTATCTTAAATGACTTATAACCAGGATAATTGCAATCCTGAAAACTAGCACCCAACCAAGTTAACCACCTGACACTGAGTGTATTAGCTTCCATNACATAGTTTGTTAAGNAGTCAAATCCCTCCATCAAATCATCTACCCACTCTTGTGATTCCTTAACAAATTTCTTCTTTATCGTATAAAATTTCCTAGTNCCTAACAACCAAGCAACNCCTACATTTCCTCTGGGACTCACTCCAAAGCAAGCTAACAATCCGTCTTGATCNGTCTTGACGCTATAGCATTTACTACTTGATTCAAATGATCCGTACACAGCATCTCTAGGGTGGTGCATTAAACCTATACATTCCATTATATCTTCTTCTCGTAAATCCTCATATAACATAGGAGCATCAAGGTCTGCCATACTAGGTTCTATTCTAACCTCCATAGCGTTTACTCCTTGATATAATTGTTGATTCAAACTCTGCTGCTAACAGTTTCACTGGTAAAGCACTAGAAGATTTAATTTCGATAGTGGCATCATTNGGTTGAGCTTGAACAGCAAACTTAAANAATCCAGTCTCAGGTGTGAATTTATTAAGAGTACTGACAGAAGCTAACAAAGCTGGGTTATAAGTGTAAGTGTAAGTGTCTCTAAATTTAGGTGTAACTTCTACATTAAAGTGTCCTGTGTCTGCATATTCAATACTACCGTTACGAATAGTTTGATAGGTATAATCAGATGCAGATCGACCACCTCTTTCTGTAGGTTGTTTTAAGTTCTGCTTAGAGAACCTGTATAACATATCGTATTCAAAACCNACAAAGAAGTCATATTGACTNATGTATTCATATCCATCAGGACTCCAAGCAGGAGCAGAATCTATAAGTCCAGCAGCATTGTTCCAGTAGGCAGTATTAGTAGGTAAGATGGAGGACGATGAAGTATGTCCTACCGTACAGAGGTACAATCCACCTTCGTAGGAAACAAAACTTGCAATGAGACCACTTACAGCTGCTCTAGTAGGGTCTGCATTATCTATAGTCAAAGTTCTTTTATTACCGTTTTTTGTATAGAAAGACATACCACTTTGAAACTTAAAACCATTAGCACCTACAATCAAACTGACATTACTAACAGTAGTACCGTTGATACTTAAAGTAGTTCCTGTTGGATACCAACCACCTANNCCTACATAAGAAGAATTACCATCTACTCTACCATCTAATAATAAAGAGTANTCCTTGCCTGTGTCTGTTAATCCATTCTCCATCGGTATCTCCTCTAAGTAAGTACCGTCACTATCTGTGGTAATTACATACAAGGTAGACTCAATAAATTTAAAACTTATGACCTTCCTGGTAAAAGTAAAAGACATCCAGGAACTCTGTATCTTTTCTCTGCCTTGCCAAAAGTATTTATACAAAAACAATTTATTATAGTTAGAGTTTGATTGTACAACTATCATATTCTCAGCTGCACTTCCTTCCATCCTTACGATGTTAGAAGGGATGTATTTATTAACTTGTTCTGTTATCTCGGCAGCTCCGTAAGTCTCTGTGTTGTTGTCCACAGTGTACTCTAGTAATCCTTCAAAGTTATTCCTTTTAAAGTTAAAGTATATGTAACTACTTAATGCCAACGGTCTTATACTTTCTGATACATCGTACTCAGTAACTGGAGAGATAGTAACAGTCTTAGGTGTTAACAAATCTGCACCTCTTAATACAAACTGTGTCTTTGAAGAAAATAACATTAGCTTCTCTTGAAAAGCTTGTGCGTATTTAAGTAAGCTTATCTTAGTGTGTGATATTCCTACATCTATAGGAGCAGAGTCAAGTAACGATTGTGTTGTGGTCCTGAAGAAATTAAAATATTCATCTGCTTCTGAGAACACTACTGAGTCATCAGCAAGAAATCCTAGTCTGTTTTTAAAGAAGAAGATGTCATTAATTTTCTTACCTTTAAAGGAAGGAAGAGGGTTACTGTTGTCATCTCCTGAATTTCTATTTACCCAATCAACAACCTTTAAAGTAAACCCTGTAATTTTACCTGTAGATGGTGTAGGCACTAGTCTAACTGGCATGGTATCTTNGTCTAAAGCATTATCAATAAATTGACTATCGCCAGTAGCAGAACCGTCTTGAGTCCACCCTACTGTTTCTACCCAACTACCTTCTCCAAAATCTTCATTATCTTTAGTTTTAAACCTGACATAGTAATCATCTTGCTCTAACTCTGCNTCTCCTATTATCTTAATTCTAAAACCATTATAACAATTAGTTGGTAGGTCTGTAATACTAGATACTTCTTTATAAATAACACCTAGTCCTTGATTCGCTAGTCCATCAGTAACTCTTANTTGAAAATCTTTNTTTAAAGAATTAGTTATTTTAATTACACTTCCTTTATGATCAANGGTAAAAGGAGTTCCAGCAACTGTTGAAAATGCCCAATTAGCTGTGTTAGCCGTTGATGTTACCCTAGATACATAATCAGAGTATAATGAGACATCAAGCCACTTACTGCCTGATACATAAAACTTATCACTGTACATCAGTTCAACTACAGTAATCTGTAAATCAGCAGTTGGTATAAGACCTGTAGATGCAAAGTTAGCTCCTATGTGTGTCAAATTAACTCCAGTTATCGTACCGCTAGAGTCTATGACAGCTTCTCCTTTTGCAGTCTCTGCTGGTCCNGACAANCCTGAAGATTGATTTATAGTTACTTCTACTTTGTAATCAGTTACCTCGCTATTAATAGGTTTAAGATAACCTGCTCCTCCGTTAGGGGAGCTGATTGAAACTGTATTCATCACATTAACAGTGCTTGCAGGAAATCTCGTGTTTAAACAAGCAGTTAATCCACCTGCTATATAAGTGGTATCAGCATTTAAAGCTGCACTACTAGGACCACTAATATAGGTTGATTCAGTTTGTTTAGGACTTATGTGATCCCAGTCATGGTTACTGTTCTGTAAAGTTACTCCTTGATATGAACCTCCGACAGGAACTAATGCTCCGTCTATAAAAATACTGTAACCCTTTGCATAATCTCCTTGTTTAACAAAAATTAAAGCTTCCTTCTCTAAAGGGTTTTGTAATATTGATTTTGCTTCTACCGTCTTAGTTTTGTTAACAATAAAGGTAGAGTCTGCTATAGTTAAAGCTGTAAGGTCCGTAAGAGGATTAGAAACAGAGACATAAGTACCAGCGGTAGCGTCTTCAACAGTAATAGTCAAATCACCAGCACTACTGTTATTAACAGTTAAGTCTTTTGCTTTTAATCCATTAACAGAGTCATAAGTAATAACATATTTATTCTGTTCATCCCTATCTACAAAGTGTGTGAATAAATCAGAGCTAACATTAGCACCTAATGCAGTATCATATAAAAACCTACTATTAGGTCTTTTTACTAATCCCTCTACTACAGTAGACCAAGCATTAACTTGTTCATCACATTGTCCAGGGTATCTTAAATTGTCAGGTTGTTGTGATACACCTTGGGCAAGATTGGGAATACTGGTGTTAAGCAAAGGCATTACCTGTCAACTACTCTTAGTACGCTATAGTTATCAAAGATAGTTCTGTCTGCATTCTCAGAGTCGCTTTCAATAGCTCTAGCTTTAGCTTCTATTTCGTCTCTCAAAGCAAACCCTTCTATCTCTCTACTACCTAAGAATCTAGCAGCAAAAATTCGAGCTGATTTAACAGCTATGTAATGTCTAAATTGTTCAGGNAGTTCTTCAAACTCTAACTCAAAAGTAATAATAGCTTTTAAATCNTTGGTCCAAGTATCCCTGTGGTTTTTCCTGTCGTATAGTTTAAGACCTCTTTGTACAGGATCAGAGTCCGTGTATATCTCAGGGTCTAAGTCTACTTTTAA